GAACTGCAAAGGTTATAAAAAAATGGAGTGGCGTATGTTGGAGACTAAAGTTTACAGATAATGGCGAAATTATAAATGTATTTTACCCCCTCAGCGAAGATTGGCATTGTGCCTAACAACCTAATAAACACCAGTACATTTATAAACGGTTATAACATTAACACTAAACACTATAATCGTTTGAACTAAAATAACTTGAAAAACGTTTTTAAAAATGGACTATTCTAAAATATTATTTCAGTACTATAACGCTAATATCAAATCTTCTAAAGCTATTGGATTTGTTTCACTACATAAATTTATCGAAATACATAAAAATCCAAATGAGCATACTAAAACTATATTTCAATCAATTAAAGAAGCAGCTAAAACAAATAATCTTAAACTGAAAAACCAGTTGAAACAAGATCATTTATTCTACTTTACACCATGCGTTAATGTAAAAGATTATCGAAAATATGATAATATTACTACCTTTACCGGATTAGCTGTTCTAGATTTTGATAAAATCGATAACGCAACAGAGTTTAAATACTTTTTGTTTAATGAGTATCAGCATATTATCGCTTGTTGGATTTCACCTTCTAAAAAAGGAGTGAAAGCACTTATTAAAATCCCCATAGTTGAAACTATTGCGAAATTTAAAAGCTACTATTATGGAATTTCTGATGAAATGGATATTTATGACGGATTTGATCCATCCGGACAAAACGCAGTATTACCATTGTTCCAATCTTATGATCCTGGTATTCTGCTAAGATTTAATACTAGATGCTGGAGGAAAACAGCAAAAAGAAAAAATAGCTTTAATTATCAAACTGAAAATGTAAACTATTCATATGGAAATAATAAAGAATCAACAATATTGAAAATAATTAATACAGGGCTTAATAACATAAACGATAATGGACACCCTCAACTTAGAAGCCTTTGTATCTGTATCGGTGGTTATATCGCAGCAAATTATATTGATAGAAATGTAGCAGCAAACTTTATAACTAATGCAATAAAATCACATAATTATCTTAACAAAGATGTGAATAATTATATCAAAACTGTAAACTGGTCCTTAAATCAAGGCGCCAAAAAACCTTTGAAACTTAACTATTAAAAAATGGACAAAAATAACTTTACTAAAAAAGATAGAAAATATATTAGAGTTGGTACTGACTATTTTAAAATAATTGAAAAACCTGATAGATTTGATATAATCAGAACTGAATTGAAAAAATGGTCTAAAGAAACTATTAAAGATGACCACCCTAATAAATATTTCCTCGATAGCATACCCAAATATGATGACTTTATTATTACTCCAAATAATAATGGAGTTTCTAAAGTTATTAATAATTGCTATAATATGTATTCTAACTTTCCCCATACTCCAAAAAAAGGTAAATGGAAATGGACAGAAATATTACTAAAACATATTTTTGGTAACCAATACGAGCAGGGTTTAATATACCTGCAAGTTCTTTACTTATTCCCAAAACAGCCATTACCAATACTAGTTTTGGTATCAGAGGAAAGGCAAACTGGAAAATCTACATTTCTGGACTGGCTTAATATGGTCTTTGGCGCAAATATGACTATGATAGAACCTGATGTAATAGGCTCAACTTTTAACGGTGAATATGCAACCTCAAACATAATTGGTATTGATGAAACGATATTAGATAAACAGATTGCAGTTGAAAAAATAAAGTCGCTGGCCACAAAGAAATTTATATCTGTAAATATTAAACAGGTCGCTCATTTTAAACTACCATTCTTTGGAAAAATAATAATGGCTTCAAACAATGAAGATAAGTTTATGAAAATTGATGATAAAGAAATTCGCTTCTGGGTGCGTAAAATACCATTACCGAAAACAGAAAACCATAATATCCTAAATGATATGGTTTCAGAAATACCGGCTTTTCTATTCATGCTTAAAAATTTGCCGGAAATAGACTTTTCTAAATCAAGAATGGTGCTAACTAAAGCGCAAATTGAAAATGAATACCTGCAAGCAGTAGTTGAACAATCCCGGTCTGGTCTGTATAAGGAAATTTGCGAACTGTTCCAATTCTATTTTGAAAATGGCTGCAACAAAGAATGTGATGCAACACCAAAAGATATTAAAGATAAATTCTTTGCTAATGATAAATCAATATCAATAAACTATATTAGAAAAGTGCTGAAATCAGAGTTTAAATTTGAAAATACCAAAACAGCAGCACGCTATTCACCTTTTAATAGCTTTGATAATATAGTAGGAAAACCATTCACCTTTAAAGCAGTTGATTTTACCGATAAAATAATTACTGATGATAATAAACCGCCATTTTAAAATTGTAACAAAAAGTGTAACAAATATGCGTTTTTATAAATAGCTAGGTAATCTATGAGATATTATAGAAATATACAGTTACATTGTTACACTATACTATATATAATATTATTTTATATATATATAAGTAGTATTCAGTATTTTATGCCCGTCATTATTTGTAACAAAAATGTAACTAATGTGTAACAAATGTGTAACAAACTTTTAGATGAATAACTTTAAACAAATACCAAACAAAACTTATCAGGCTGCAATTATCTGGCTTCTAGTTGATATGCCTTTAAATATTACCTTTAACCTTAACGATACACAACAACAAATAATAATAGAAATATTCACAATTTCTGGAATAAAATTGGCAATAAAACCCGAAATATGGGCTGATTATTGGTACTTTGTTACAGATGATTGGAAAAAAGTTACAAAAATGGAAAACAAATTTTTCGATTATAGGAAATTAGAGAATCAAAAAGCTGATATACAAAACGACCCCCTTAAGGATATAGACACTAATAAGACAAGACTATTGGAACTCGACCTCAAATAGCACCGCGAAAAATAATAAAAAAAATAAATAAAAAAAATAAAAAAAACTACATTTGGAAAATAAAAAAGCCATATGACACGACATAATACAAGGAAATTATCAAAAATATGCAGTGAGGAATGTTATAATTGGCTACAAAACTGGATAAAAAACTTATTTCCACTTAATAAATATCCGCTCAAACCAGAGGATTTCTTTTATAAAAACAAATCACATAGACAATATTTAAGTAAATTTATTGAGCAAGTTATTATTAAAATATTAAAACATGACGGCAACGACCCTATTAATGCACCTGACACAGGGAAATACAGAGATAATTCTAAAATAGTTGAAGATATAGTAGGATTTAAAAGAACAATAGGCACCGGTAACTGGACAAAAGCTGCAAATGTAAGACCAGGCAGAGCAGATATAAAATGTTTCTTTAAAGGAAATATGTACAATATGGAAGTTAAGGTTGGGAAAGATAGAATGAGTGATGACCAAAAATTAGAACAAACACGCGCCAAAAAAAATAAAGAAATTTATGTAATAATAAAAACTGTAGATGATTTTATAAATTTATATGAGAATGGATAAAAAAATACAGGAATTAATATTAAAATCTTACGATGGAAAAGATATAACAACCGAACAATTAAAGGAAGAAAACGAATATAAAATAAATAATAAACCTAAATACAAAAACAATGGACAACAAAGAAGAATTAAATTACGAACAATTAAAGCTTCAAAAACAAATATTACTATTACTTTTTTCAAATAGAAAAATGATGATAACTGATATTGCTAAGAAATTACCACAAATAAAAGGTGAATTTGCAATATATATGCCAGTTAAGGAAGGAATAAACCCTAATATATATTGGATTAATGGAATAAGTAAAGACTTTTCAGTTGTGTTTAATAATATATTAATTACTAAAAAACTTATACAATGGCAGCCGGAACACTTATTTACATTTATATATTTACAGGCTCCGATATATTTAGGAAAACAACTTACAAACGAAAACCAATTAAAAACTAAAGAAGAATTATGGCTACCCATTAGTATAACACTAAAGCCAGAAATAAATAAAAAGAATATAAAACTAAAAAGTAATTATACCAAACCCAAATCGAACCGCAAAAAAATTAAAAAAAATAAATAATGACCACCGGGATATAAAACCAACCGTAAACTAAAAGCAATACTGTAATGATGATAATAAATTAGTTATACTAGTATGATCATAATTTAATACATTAATTATCAGGACTATAACACACTTTTAAAAATTAACTATAATAATACAATTTAAAAAATAATAAGAAATACATATAAATAAAAGACTAAAAAAATTAAAAAAAAATAAATAAAAAACTTTGAATAAAGTTTAAAATTTCGAAGAAACAATAAATAAAGGATAGAAGCAAAGCGGATCAGCCTGCAAGAATGTTTTAAAATAAGAATCAAATAACGATCAAATAAAAACATAACTGAAAATCAATAACATAAATAAAAATAACAACCAAGAATCAAAACCCGATCAAATAAGAAATAGGTTAAAAATGCAAAATAAAAAGATTTCAGGCCACGAACAATTACTGAATTATAATTCCGCATCTGTAACTTTTTTTTCACATTTTAGAATTTTCCCCACCATCCCACCCAATCAAAACAAATAGGAGTAAATCAAAATGTATTTTATGAAAAAATAAAATCCAGTTCTTTTGCTTTACATATTATTTCATGTTGACACAAACATAAAATGCCCAAGCTAAGTTACATAATAAGGTATTATAGTACAAGAAAAATGTCCTATAATGTTATTATGTAAAATAGCCGCTGATCCTTCGCAAAAAGCCAACACCGACCAACTACATAAATTAACAGACAATAAAATATAAACCATGCCACCCTTAAATTTATCACGCAAAGTGAAAGGCGCACTTCATTCGCAGGCTTAGAAACAAAGCCGCTCAATTGCTTCCTTCAACTTTTCTAACATTCCATAAAGTACAGTTTCATTCATTCCGCAACATTCCGCATTTATTCGGTCTTCCTTAGCTTATAAGTTTATTCATCCACCACACGAAAAACCTTACTTCATTCATACCCTGACAAACATTACATTCACCTGGGAAAGACCAGGATCATTACATTTATTGTCAGTATATTCATTCACACACAATAAACACATAAGCACGTTGACCTCATAAACCGCTCCATTATGCTACATTCATAATACATAAACTGTACCCTATTCCATTACAAATTTAAAAAGGAGCAAATCTCGCATAAATTTATAGAGCTTTTTCGTTCCTCAAAAACAACTATAATTTTCTGACTTTAATTTTGCCCCTTACACCCCCACAAAAAACCCCGACCACCACCCCAAAAACAAATTATTTAAACAATCTCAACCTTGACTTATGAACTTTCCTAACCATCAGCTTAGTCTGAACAACATACCTCACAGCATCAAGCAAATGGTCATACATTTTAATTGGCTCATTCAAACTCTCCCCATTCCTGTCCATCTTCCAACGATAATGCTTCAATTCCCTGATTCCATTCCTGCTTTTTGACGTAATTTTCAGATTATATTCTTTAACCTTTTCAATCCCCGGCACTACACTATTTTTACCTTTAATAGCATCTATCACATTTATCCCCAAATCAAATAACTGAGCAATACTTTTCGGCTCTGCACTGTCAGCAATCACCTCTGTATTTCCAATCTTTATATCTTTTAATACTGTGGCAATCTTTATATTAGACAATCTCTTACCATATAGAACCTCATCAATAATTAAATCTTTGCCGTTAACGTAAACTTTGGCAATTGCTGTTTCGTGGTTAGTAAAACCAAAGTCTAAACCATAAGCAATTAATTCAGCTTCTTTAGGCACATTTTCAATGATTTCCCAGTTCTCATATATAAGTCCTTCAAGCACACCTCCCCACAGCCCCAGAGAATAGATATTATAATAGTTCTCATCAGTTTGCTTGAATGACTCCAACAGCTCAACACTCTGCTGTGTGCAGTACTTATTATCCTTATATGTAGTATGCAAGATGGTAGTATCATTTCTTATGCTGGTCACCCAGTGAAAATTACCATCAGGTTTCTCATAGCTTTGCTTGTTAGGAAAGAAATATGCATTTATCCATTCGGTTTCCATTTCCGGGTTAAAAGTCATTATTTCCTGAATTACACCACCACGCAGCGATGTTGTTGTTTTCAAAAAATCATTAAATTTAATCTCATTAGCTTCCTCATACCAAACTCCGGTAGGATCTTTAATTGATTTAGTTTTATGTTCTTTGTCCAAGCCTCTTGCAAGTATTGTATTTCCATTTCTTTTAAAAACAATACGTAATGGATTTTCAGTAAAATGAAAATGGTCCATAAGCCCATATGCAATTACAATATCTTTAATAGTCTGGTATTGCGAATCCTTTATGTCTGCATAAACCTTCCTAACAAGTATAAACCTCGAATAAGATTTACGCATAGTATCAATTATAACCTTCTGTGCAGCGAAATAACTCTTTGCCGAATCCCTACCACCATACATAAGCAAATACCTGTGCTTATCCTCCAGCAAAGGCAAATAAACAGGATTATAAATTTTAGGATTTGATAAATCAATTATCATCGTCAGTAATTATTTCTTCACAATGAATGTCCTCTCCTTGGGGAGGTGCCACAGGCGGAGGGGGTATTTCACTTTCTCCTAACTGCTCAACAATCGGAGTGAGTGATTCAGCAACCACAGGCAAAACAATAATTATATCATTTTCAGTATTAAATGTATTATCAATACGATTAAGTTTGGGAAGAAAGAAATCGCCCATGGCAACAATAAGCCTCAACCTTTCGCCTGGTTCCATTTCCATAAGGTCAGCCTGCATTTGTTGTACAGGGTAGCCATCAAGTAATTGCTGAAATTTCTCTCTAACAATATTTAATTTTTTATTACCCGACCCTTTAGGTCTGCCAATATGATGTCCTTTTTGAAATCCGCGTTGACCTTTTATGCTATTGTCCATAAACTAGTTTTTCAATACTGCTAACACTAAATCCAAATCTCTCACTCAACTTCAGCTTAATATCTTTATACTTCAAACCATCTTTATACATTTTATTATAGTAGTATTTTATTAATACTTTTTTCAAATCTTTCTCCCCAACTAAACCAACCTCAACAGCTCCAAGTACATCAACATCAAACCTATCCTGCACATCATTAATCAATAACTCCAAATCCGGAGCTACAACTATTCTCCCCATCTGGAAAGATGTCAGCTCTGCTGACAGAGGGGTCAATTCCCTCTTAAATCTGTACAACATTCTTTTAATCCCCATCACACTTGTAATAGGTTTACCATTCTTTGCAAGTAATGTAACATGCTTTCCAAGTCTGTCAATCAAATTCATGTATGCCTTGCTTACCCTATTTTCCGATTGCTTTATTTCATATGTAACCATAATTCTTTTTTAGCACAAAAATACAAAATAATTCGTAATAAATAGCAATTTAATAAGGCTAGTTATTAATTAGTTATACACACATATCTATATTTTACTTTAAATAATTATATTCGCATAATAAAACAAAAAAAACAGATAATCATGGCAAAGCAAAAACCAAAATTTAACAACAAATCCGCCATTTATGGCTTCAATTTAAAAAAAGGGTCACCTGATAAAACAGGCAAAAAATCTAAATACAAAGCAGGCGCTGCTCTAAGCCACCCTATCAAATAAATACTCATGAGAACTTATTTAAATACCCCGGCTATATTTGCTCAGTCAGCCTCAAAAGTCGACAGAGAAAACGGCATTATTTCAAATGTTGTTGTTACAGCAATGGGTGAAGCTAAAGGTCATAACATTCACCTCAACAGCAAATTCCTCGATGATGTTGTCCTCCTTGCCTCTAAACACAAAACAGGCATCAAAGCAAGGTTTGGTCACCCCAATATCTGCGCTACTGCATTAGGCACTTATTTAGGTAGATATAAAAATTACCACCGCAAGGGTGACCAGATCCTTGCCGATCTCCACCTTGACAAATCCGCTCAAAAATCCCCCAATGGTGATTTATACACCTATGTCCTCGACATGGCAGAAAACAACCCTGATATGTTTGGCGCCTCAATAGCTTTCAAACAAGGGGAAGCAATCACAACATTTGAAGAGGTTAAGGGGAAAAAAATTGAAAAACGTTTCGCAACAATCAAAGCATTATATGCAACCGATTTAGTCGATTCTCCTGCCACTACTGATGGACTGTTTGAAGCATTTCACCAAGACGACTTTTCTTCACAGGTAACCATGTTCCTTGACGAGCACCCACAGGTTTTTGAACTCTTAGACAAAAAGCCTCAAATACTTGAAGAATTTCTAAACAATTATAAACATTATAAATCCAACAAAAAAATGAACTTATCTGAAGAAATTAGTAATCTCAAAAATTGGATAACAGAGAATTTTACTGCTAAAACACCACAAGGATTAGAAATAGCACATCAGGCAATTTTTGACAACTTACAATCTGAATTTGAAACAAAGCTTTCTGCTTTGCCAAATGAAGATACCCAACTAACAGAACTAAACGAAAAAATTCAAACTGTTTCTGATGCTAATTCTGAACTTTCGGCTGATAACTTAAAACTTAACAGCGAGAAAGATACACTTTCAACTCAGCTTTCCGAACTTCAATCAAAGTTTGATGAACTAACTTCCGAGTTTAACCAACTAAAAGCAACTAAAACAGCTATCCCAAGCCCTACCGACCCTAATGTATCCCTTTCCAAAAAGCCCGACAATGCAAAAAACGACATCCTTAAACATATGCCGCCTGCCTTAAAAAACAAACTAAAATTCAAGAAATAACAAACAACCATTCACCATTCACTAAAAACGATTCACAATGAGCAACATATTCACCCAATCCGTATCTCCCGAATTCACAAAACAATCATTAACAGAATTCTTTGTCGACCCAATGTTCATGGGCGAAGATATTCGTGGAGCAATCACAGTTAGAACCGACATTAAGGGTACTGAGAAATTAAATAAAGTCTCTCGTCCTTCAATGATTACTAAACCTAAAACTAGTCCCGGCTTTACTCCATCTGGTAGTTTTATTCTATCAACAAAAGATATCACCGTTAAACCTATGTCAATTGAATTTGAACAGAACGGTCGAGAATTCTGGGGCTCCGTGCTTCAGGAAATGCTCGCACAAGGGTACAAAGAAGATGATGTTGAACAAATGAAAACTCCCGACATCTGGAATAGAATTATCCTTCCAATAATTGCACAGGCAGGACAAAAAGACCTTATCCGCCAAATTTGGTTTTCCGACCCATTACAACAAAATCTCGATTCATCTTATTTACCAACTGGTGTAATCGACGATAATTATTCCGGATATACAGGCTTCTTTACAAACATTATTGAAGCTTTACGTTTGGGCAACATCCCTGCTGCTCAAAATGTTGCAGTTTCTGTTGCCAGTGCTGGCACAAAAATGAAACATACCCGTACTCTTACAATTGCTAATGGTGGTGCTGCTACTGTTACCATTAACGGAACAGCTTACAGTGTCGATTTTATCACAAGTGCTACATTAACTCTCGAAGCATGGGTATCTGCCCACAAGGCAATAATTGAAGCTTTGTATGGCACTCATTCAGTTGTTGTAAGTAGTTCTGGCGCAGTTTTAACCATTGAGGCTAAATATGCTGGCTCTAAATTCTTAGCTGCTTACACAGCAAGTGCTGGCTCTTGGGCGTCAACTTCTACCACTGCTGCAGTTGCTCCCGGTGCATTAAGCACAGATTCAGCAGATGCATCTCTCGGAAATATGATTGATTCTATGCCTCCCGAAATGTTAGAACTCGACCCTGTTTTTATGATGACACGCAGTATGTTCCGTAACTTACTAAGTACTTGGAAATCTTTGGGTACCGAAACAGCAAATATGATCCGTTTTAAAGGAATCGATACTCCTAGCTATGAGGGTATTCCAATAATCATTCGCCACGATTGGGATATTTGGATCAAAGCTCTCGGTGGTGTATTCCCTAACAGAGTATTATTATCACCGCCCCAAAACTTAATATTTGGCACCGATGGTAGCACCGACTCTGACATGATGGAATCCTGGTACAATCAAGATGCGCAAATGAGACGCTACAGGGTACAATACAAAGCCCAAACAGCCTACCTCCACAACGAACTCATAGTAGTAGCAGGCATGCCTTCATATTAACAACTAAACCCCAAACACGCCTGCCCGCCTTAGCAAAGAGGAGGAGGGAAACCCTAAACCCGAAACTCCAAACACGAAACAAAAAATGTCCAAACGCCAAATGCTAAAAGCCAATCGCCAACAGCTAACAGCCAAAAGCCAACAGCCAAATAAAATATCCTCCCCTCTTGGGGAGGTGTCCGCAGGACGGAGGGGGTCCAAAGCAACAGCCTTCGAAACCGGCTATTCGCCTTTGTTTAATTTAATGGCTTCCGATACCATTGGCATTAAAAATCTAAAAGATTATATTCCTTTTGGTGAAGACAATTTATTACCTCAACAAATTATCCAACTTTCACGTACAATTACAATTCACCGTGCAATAATAAACAGCAAAGCTGATTATTTCGCTGGCAATAATATTACTTCCAATAATTCTAGTTTATTACAGTTTGTTAATGCTGCAAATAATACTGGCGAATCTTTACATTCCATAATTTCTAAGGTTGTTTTTGATGATATTAATATGGGTAATGCTTATATCGAAATTGTTACCGATAACACAAAAAGCTACTTAAATCTATTCCATGTCGATAGCTCCAATTGTCGTGTTTCGGCTGATGCTCTTAACATCATTCAACACCCAAATTGGACTGAATATAAAGGCATAAACGACGAACTCCGCACAACTATACCATTATATCCAAACTTCAAAAAAGGCGACGATAAACAATATCATTCTATTATTCACATAAAACAATACGAACCTCAATTTGCTTATTACGGATTACCAACATGGTATGCTGGTCTAAATTCTTTAATTATAGCAGGATTAACAGACAAATGGAATCAAAACAGGCTCGAAAACCAGTTTAATTCTCCAGGTATGTTGTTTGTCCCTGGTGTAAACTCAACAACCGAAGAAATTGCACTCGATGCAATGTTTAAACAATATTCTGGAGTTGATGCTGAAAAAGCACACAATTTATTAGTTCAATATCTTGCCGACCTTGCTCCCGGTCAAACACGAGACAAAGCCCAATATGTTGAATTTAAAAAAGATGATGAAGGCAACTGGACCGACTTACACAATCAATCATACAGCAACATGCTTTCAATTCATGGCTGGTTTAAAACTCTATGCAGCTTCTTTGGTGAAAAAACAGGCTTCGACACGCAACGAATTATTAATGAATACGAAATCGCATTAAATACTTCAATCAATTCCTGGCAAACTCGCTACACTTTAATACTAAACAATCTGTTTAACGACTTCAATCTACCAACAGGTGAACTACAGTTTATAAATCAATCACCCGTTTTCCGCCTAAATCCAGTAAAATACATTTGGGAACTACGCAAAGATGCAGGGCTCGACTACGACCCAACCGACCCAAAACAAAAACTATTCTACAGCGAACTAAAAAACACCTTCAGCTCAATCGACGAACTAACAAAAAGCCAATAGCTAAACCCCAACAGCCAACCCTCCCCCACGTTTAGCTCTGAGGGAGGCACGACCGCGAGAGTCTAATCATTAACAACCAACAGCCATGACAACAATAACAACCACATCACTTTCAACCTTTCAACCTTTGAACCTTTGAACCTCTAAACCTTTGAACTAACTCCATGCTAATAACAACAACCGAAATAAACACCCTCGCATTCCTAGCTCCCCTCGATGTTAGCTACTTCAAAACGAACATCATGTATTCCGTACAAGAAAAAGACTTGCGAGCAATTCTAGGCGACACCTTACAAGATGCTGTTATTGCAGACCCTACTTCATTTCCTATTCTGCATGAATCCTATATAAAACCATATTTAGCATATCAGATTAAATATTACACACTTCGTTTAATAGCTTCTGATCTAATTATAGATGCAACATTTACAAATATTGATGATGCTATTTCTACTTCAAATTTAATATCAAGACATAATAAATCATTGCTACAAAACTATATATATTCAACTTATGGTATCTTACCTACTTCAATAAATGGTTTTACCATTCCACAATCAATTATTACAGCAAACGAAAACACCGAAACAATGCCTACAACAGATGTAACAGATATTGCACCATCCGAATTTACAGCAAGCGAAGGACAAACACTTTTTCCATTACCTCAACTTCTAAAACGCTCATCATTAGTTTTTGTAAACGATGCTTTTGTTTCTCCTTCTGAATATACCGGTATTGGTACATTATCATTAAATTTCACAACAGTTTTAGACCTTAACGACAAAGTAATTGTAACATTTTAAAACTAAATAAATGAAAAACATAATCCTACTTCTAATAATTACAGTTTTTGGTTTTACCTTGTATTCACAAGTTAAACCTATTAGAACTTTAAAAATAGATTCAAAAACAACTGATTTTGATAAACCATTGTCAGCAGGTACATATATATTTGATATGACAACTTTGCGGCCCTTCGTTTTAACTCAGGCTGCAAACTCAACAAATAATTTAAATGATGATACACTTGTAATTGAAATTATTACTGATTCAGGTATTGTTATCCTTGATACTACTTTAATAATTGGAGGCTTTTTCTATCAAACTAATGTAGGAAACTCGGTATTTATTGGCGAATCCGCAGGTAATGTTGATGATCTTACAGACAACAAAAATGTTTTGATTGGCTACCTTTCAGGTGCATTAAACACAACCGGACACTATAATACCGCAGTTGGCGGACAAGCATTTTATAACAACACAACAGGCATAGCAAATACAGCAATTGGTAATTCTGCATTAACCGACAACGACGATGGAGATGCAAATACTGCAATTGGTATGGATGCTTTATCCCAAAATACACATGGCGAAAAAAATGTTGGAGTTGGTAACAGCGCCATTTATTCAAACAGTTCAAATGATGGAAATACTGCAATTGGTTATGATGCGTTACACGCCACAATTTACGGACATAATACTGCAATTGGTTGTGAAGCAGGTTCAGGAGCGGCAGGCGCAGGAAGTGTATTTATTGGCTATCAAGCCGGTAAAGCTGAAGCAGATTCTAATAAACTTTATATTGACAATTCAGACACAACAGCCCCATTAATTTACGGTGATTTTACAGAAGATTCAATTTCTATAAATGGCTCATTAACTGTAAATGGTTTAATTTCCCAACAATCAACCGGTTATAGTGTTTTCTTAGGTGAGGATGCAGGCATTGTTGATGATTTAACTGACAATTATAATGTATTTATTGGTTTTGAAGCAGGGAAAGTAAATACATCTGGTTTAGATAATACAATTATAGGTGCCGAATCAGCATTAGCAAATACACTTGGTATTGGTAATTCTGCTTATGGCAGACAGTCATTATATGGAAATATTGACGGAGATTATAATACAGCAATTGGTTTACAATCTTTATGGGCTAATACAGACGGAGATTATAATACTTCAATTGGTCATCAATCCATGTTTATCGGCACCACTGGATCATATAACGCAACAGTTGGTTATAGATCTTTACGGTTAGTTACTGGCGATGGTAACGTAGGTTTAGGATTTGAAGCAGGTAAGGTTATTACAACAGGTATTAATTCAATATATATTGGACGACAAACAGTTGCATCCGCAGTAGCAGCAACAAATGAAATCGTTTTTGGTTATGATGCAGTTGGAAAGGGCGATAGTACTGGAATAATTGGAGGAACAGATTTTAAAGCTGTGTGGTTTGGTCAAAACGGAACAGCAGCTTTATATGGTGGAAGTATAACTCTTAATGGTGGGTATGTTATCAAATCTACAACAGCAACAATAACAGCAAGTACAACTCAAACACAAGGTCAACAACCATTAACAACAGACATAAACGAAATATCAACAGTTGGGAATGCAAATGATGCTGTAACATTAATGACAGCAGTTGCAGGACTAGAAATATTTATAATAAATAACGGATCAAATACTTTACAAATATTTCCTGCAAGTAGTGATGATTTAGGCGCAGGCGTAAATTCATCAACAACTTTAGCAGCAGGATCAAATGTAACATTTGTTTCTTACAACACAACTAATTGGGAAATCAAATAACTTAAACAAATAAAACAATGAAAAAATTAATTCTAATACTATTACTTGTAACAAGCACAATGCTTTTCTCACAAGAAATTGACAACAACTATAAAAGTGTTGTTACACTACCAACCTACACAATGGACGGTGATACGGCTTATACATTCAATATGATTAAAATGCCGTATTCAGGTTTTCAGTTTGTTTGGGATAGCCTTGATAAAACCGATGCAAGTGTAAAAGTACAAATATCATATTACCTAACCGGTGAAAACTTTGTTGATGATACAAGTTTAGATAGTTTATTATTCAATTCAGCAGCCGGTAATTCTATAATTGAAAGTACAATTGCTTCATTAGCTAAACGAAAACGACTGCTAGTTGATTCAGGCACTTGTGGATCAGGAACATTAATTATTAATGGAAACTTAGGAAGTATAAAACAATGAAAAAACTAAAACTAATATTGTTGATTTTGGTTTTTGCTTTAACTGCAAACAGCCAAAACGACACAATCATAAAAAGCAGAGTTGATGCTCAAACAATGGGTGGTTTTGCACCTAGTTTTTATTTGGACACAACCGACATAATGAAAACTAATATTATTTATGTTGATGCGGGGTATGTGGGTAGAATTTCCTCAGATGGTAGTTTAAAAGCTCCCTACAAGACTATATTAGCAGCACAGACGTATATTAACACTAACTCGGCAACGTTGGCAACAGCGGGTAATTATCCAGACTCTAAATATATTGTTAAGATTGCACCCAACACATATGCTGATAATTTGGTTATTAATAATCAAAAATATTTACGTTATGAAATGGCAGGCTCAATTATAAGTGGGACAGTCGATATAACCACAAGCCAACAAACAGGTGATTATTATAGTAAAATTGAGTTTTGGGGTGGTATGTCAAACAGACCAGAAAAGGGAGATAACGGGGAAATAAGCGGAGTAATAACTTGTACACGAAATAACGATGCCCTGCAATATCTTTCATTTACAGGAATGGAAATTAGCGATAATTTACTTTTTGAAACAAACGGTACATGGGTTGTATTTTTAAATCATGCTTACTTTTCAAATGGTTCTGCGTTTATAAGCGGAGATTTTTCAGGTGCGGGAGTGCCGACCGTATTAGTTGAAAGTATGGGATTGACACGAATAAAAGCACATATAACCGATACCGATGCAAGTGCTACAAATGTAGCTTTATACGATTGTTCAAATACTGAATTTGATTTAATAAATTCAAGTTCAACTTTTGGCGGGATTTTAAGAAATTGCACTTTCAAATCAGATGTAACAATTTCGGCAGGAACTTATAAAATTGATAATGTAAGTTATAAAGAGATTACAGCGCAAGCAGAAGATTTAACAGGCGCAACAGTTAATTATTTAGATTGGGAACTTTCAACAGATGGAACTTTAGCGGGGAATTTAGATACAAAAACAGTATCAGAAAAAGCCATTAAAACATTTGTTGCTGCATCAATAACAGCCGAAGACTTAGATTTTGCGGGTGATGCTGGAACTGGTGCGGTAGATTTGGATTCTCAAACTTTTACAATCGCAGGAACGGCAAACGAAATTGAAACAACAGCCGCTAATCAAACCTTAACAATAGGATTACCAACTTTGACAATATTACCAGACGGAACGACAGCCACAACTCAAAGCGTAGGCGATAATTCTACAAAAGTGGCTACAACTGCTTATGTGGATGTATTACAACT